CGCCGCGTGTGGCGTTTGCTACCGCCGGTACAGAACGCATGCGCATCGACAGCAGCGGTAACTTGCTGGTGGGGGCGTCTGCCGCCGGAACATCCGCCGCAAAAGTTATCGGTATGGCTAACGCGACTGCGCCAAGTTCATCACCAGCCGGAATGGGCCAACTCTATGTTGAAGGTGGCGCGCTGAAATTCCGTGGTTCGTCAGGAACCGTAACGACAATAGCACCAGCATAAAGGAAACTAAAATGGCAATCACAAACACTTGGGCCGTCGTGCAGATGGATGCATACCCAGAGTACGAAGGCGAACCAGATGTAGTCTTCACCGTACACTGGACCCTTAATGGTACAGACGGCACATACGTAGGTAGCGTATACGGCTCGGTCGGCGTCAACCTCGACGAAGGTGCGACGTTCACACCCTACGCCAACCTGACAGAAGCGCAAGTAATCGGTTGGGTTAAGGACGCACTTGGTGAAGAGCAAGTCGCCGCATACGAAGCCAGCGTAGCTGAGCAGATCGCCAACCAGATCAACCCACCCGTCGTAAGCCCTGCGCTTCCTTGGGGTGCGTAATGGAAATCAATCTCACACTGAACGTCGATGAGATCAACGCCGTCCTTCAGACGCTGGGCAACCTGCCCACGTCGAGCGGCGCGTTCCCTCTTCTCATGAAGATCAAAGAACAAGCGGAAAGCCAACTGCCGCAAGAACAACCCGAAGAATAGGTCTTAGTCGATGGATACCAGCTTCGGCCTTGATACCCTTCTAACTGTAATCGCTGGCATCTTCGGCCTTATTGGCGTGTGGACGCAGTTGAGCAATCGTCTCGCAATTCTAGAAACGAAGCTGGATTACGGCGAAGAGAAGTTTAACGCCATCGACAAGAAGTTTGATGAGGTGATGATGCACCTCCGCCGGATTGAGGACAAGTTGGATCATAAGGCAGATCGGTAATGAAGTGGTTTTTGCTACCCCTTGCGGCCTTGGCCCTCATGGGCTGCGAAGACCGTTATCGGTATGACTGCCAAGACCCGGAGAACTGGCAGGAGGAAATCTGCAAGAAGCCCAAATGTGTAGCTATGGGCTACTGCACAGAGTGGTTAATTGATACGGGTGAAGAGAGTGTCGAAGAAGGTTAAATACTGGTCGCCAGAGGAACTGCTGCGGTTCATCGTCGGCGTTGTCCTGTCGTTCACGCTTATGTTTATCGTGGCGACAGTGCTGTATTCGCTGATATTTGTATCGCAGCCGATGGAGGGTCAGTCCCCCAACGACGCGGAGTTTTTTAAGCTGATCAACCCGATAGCGACGTTTATCGTAGGTGCATTGGCTGGGCTTATGGCGGGGCAGGGCAGCGGCTCGATCAAGCCCAAGAAGCCAGATGAAGGAGAATGTGATGAACTTCCTCAATAGTTTTGAAAGCAAGCATGACGGTGTGAACGACACCGTTGAGTTTGTTATCCGCGTGGCCATCGTCACGCTGTCGGCCGTTATCCTTGTTGTCGTGCTGACACTGGCTGTCGGTCTGTTTGTTCCCAACGACGTTGTAGATAGCACGGCCATCCTTGAGATGATTAACCCTGCGTTCCAGACAATCATCGGTGCGTTTGTCGGGCTGCTGGGCGGTCTGAGCCTCAACGCCAATGCGCGTGACAAAGAGCCGGAAGCGCCTGCACCTGAGCCAGAAGCCGCACCGGAACCAGAAGCACCCAAGCCGTACAGCGATCCAAACGGCACCGTCTTTATTGACGAGCCTGAAGAAGACGACGATGATGACGATATGGCCCCTTGGGAAAAGTACCGCAACGACCTACGCTACGACGCCAACGGCGACGGCGTGGTTGACGCAGACGACTTCCCTGATTGGCGGAGGGCCGGGCAATGAGCCTAGTTAATCTTCAACAAAAGATCGGAGTAACAGCAGATGGCGCATTCGGTCCGGGTACTTTTAAGAAAGCTGCGGCTTTTTATAAACTATCACCTAATCGTGCTACACATTTCTTCGCTCAAACTGCGCATGAAAGCGGCGGCTTCAAAGCGTTCTCGGAGAATTTAAACTATGGCGCAAAAGGACTTCGCAGCATTTTTAGGAAGTATTTCCCTACTGATGCAATGGCTAAAGCGTATGAACGCCAGCCAAAAAAGATTGCTAATCGGGTATACGCAAATCGCATGGGCAACGGTGATGAAGCGTCTGGGGATGGTTGGAAGTACCGTGGACGTGGCGCTCTCCAACTTACTGGCAAAGCAAATTACCAAGCTTTCGCAGACTACATCGGACGACCCGAAGTTGTAAACGACCCTGACCTTGTGGCAGGCGAACTCTGCTTCGAGAGCGCCTTGTGGTTCTTCGACCGCAATAAGCTGTGGTCCATCTGCGACCAAGGCATCAACGACACAGCCATTCTTGCCCTGACAAAGCGCATCAATGGTGGAACGCACGGCCTCGATGACCGTAAACTGAAGACCAAGAAGTACGCAAAATGGCTTTAATCCCTAAGCCAATCTTACTGTATGCCGTAGGTGGTGCGCTTGTTATTGGTGTAGCCTCTGGCTACAAAGTCCGAGATTGGCAGTGCGATGCATCATACGCAAAGGCACTGGAAAAGGCGGGGAAGCAACGCCAACAAATGCAAGGAAAGATAGATGAGGTTTCTACGCTTTACCAAGCCGAACGAGATAAAGCCGATGTCGTGGTCGCCGGAGAGCGAGAGACGATCCGCGAGATATACAAGACTTTGCCTGCTGTCTCTGCTGACTGCGCTCCTGATCCTCGCATTGTCGGGTTGCTCGAAGGCGGTGTCAGTCGCGCCAATGCCGCAGCCGCCAGCGAACCTAGCAAGTAATTGTCCGCCTCTCCCAAATCCTCCTTCCGTTCTGACCGATCCAGAGCGTGCTATTTGGGAAGTTGATATAATTGCAAAATATGGTGATTGCGCGTTGCGTCACCGCCGAACTATAGAAGCATGGGAAGAGGCTATAAAAATCCCCAAAAAGTGATATAAGAACTTTAGTCTTTACGCACAGGTAATTAAATGGCGCTTATTCCTATCAGTATCCCGCCGGGTGTCTACCGCAACGGAACCGAACTTGACAGTTCTGGCCGGTGGTATGACGTGAACCTTGTGCGCTGGGTTGAAGGGATGATGCGTCCCGTTGGCGGGTGGCAGGAACGAACCACCACCGCTCTTACCGGCAAAGCCCGTGGCATGATTGCTTGGCGGTCTAACAACAGCACGCGCTATATCAGCGTCGGCACACATTCCAAACTCTACGCCATCACACAGTCCAGCGTTATCGTAGATATAACCCCTGTCGGATTTATCCCCGGCAACCCCAATGCGTCTGTTGGTGGCGGCTATGGCGTTGGCCTCTACAGCGCAGGCTATTATGGCACGCCGCGTCCCGACGTTGGTGTTGTGACGCCAGCTACGACATGGACACTTGATAACTGGGGCGAGTATCTTGTCGGCTGTTCAAACTTTGACGGCAAGATTTACGAGTGGCAGTTAGACACTGCAACGCCGACACCCGCCGTTGCCGTAACGAACGCGCCGACATCTAATACAGGCGTCCTTGTCACGAACGAACGCTCGATGTTTGCGCTCGGTGCGTCTGGCAATCCGCGTAAGATTGCATGGTCTGATCTTGAAGACAATACGGTCTGGACGCCATCCTCTACAAACCTTGCTGGTAGCCTAGAGCTACAGACGGGTGGTAAGATTATCACAGCCAAGAAGGTTCGTGGTCAAGTTCTTGTTCTTACGGACATTGACGCGCACGTTGTGTCCTATGTCGGCCAGCCATTTGTATATACATCTGAGTTTGCTGGCCGTGCTTGCGGTCTTGCAGGGCCGAACGCTATTGCTGTTCAGGATAACTTCGCGGTCTGGATGGGTTCGCGTGGCTTCTATATGTACGACGGCTACGTTAAGGCTGTGCCTTGCGAAGTGTCGGACTATGTATTTTCCGACATCAACCAAGCGCAAATCAGCAAGGCATACGCCGTAAACAACTCGCAGTTTGAGGAGGTGTGGTTCTTCTACCCGTCTGCGTCAAGCCTAGAGAATGACCGCTATGTAATATGGAACTATACCCAGAACAACTGGTCCATCGGTACTCTTGGCCGTTCTGCTGGGGTTGACCGTGGCGTGTTTGCTAACCCGTTGATGGTGTCGGATGACGGCTACATCTACGACCACGAGATTGGCATGAACCACGGATCGGAAAGTGTGTACGCCGAGACAGGGCCCGTGCAGATTGGACAAGGCGACAACATCTTGTATATTAACGAGATGATCCCAGACGAACGCAATCAGGGCGAAGTCACTGCGACCTTCTCTTCTCGCTACTATCCGAATGACGAGAAGCAAACCTTTGGCCCATACAGCTTGACGAACCCAACATCTGTCCGCTTCAATGGCCGTCAAATCCAGATGAAGGTGACAGCCGTCAACAACTCTGATTGGCGGATTGGGACGCAGCGCCTCAACGCAATACCGGGTGGGCGTCGATGAGATTGAAGTTACCGCCAGCCCCGGCCGACTATAACCCGCAGTACGACGCCCAGCGCAATCGTCTTATCGAGAGTTTTGCGCAGGGTTCTTACGTCAAGGGCGAAGATGTTGGCGTGTATCAGCCTGCGAAGCTGGTTGTTTCTGATATGGAGTTCGTGACAACCGACACCCACACGCCGACTGAAGGCTCGTTGTCATGGAACGCAACAGACGAAACGCTTAACCTTGGCATGGGCGAAGGCGTGATCCAGCAGATCGGTCTTGAGACATTTGCCCGCGTCCAGAACAACACAGGCTCGACGCTGCCAAAAGGAACAGTTGTCGGGTTCGCTGGCGCTAGTGCGAATAACACGTTGATTGTTACGAAATACCTTGCCGACGGCTCAACGCCTACGCTGTATATACTTGGGATCATGGCGCACGATCTACCGGACAACGGGACCGTTGGCTATTGCACTGTCTGGGGGCATATCTCCGGCGTCAACACAAGTTCGTTTTTGCTTGGCGATGTTCTTTACGCATCGCCGACAACGGCAGGGACACTAACCAAGACAAAGCCGACAGCGCCCGATAACGTCGTTCCCGTTGCAGCCGTGGTTAAGGTCGGGACAACGGACGGAGAGTTGTTTGTTCGCCCCACCATTGAGCAGCAATACTATAACGGCCAGTTCACCAAGAACACCACGATCACGCCAGCAGCGGCCAACACCGCCTACGCGCTGGCGTGGGACACGACAGTTATCACCGAGGGCATCACGCTTACCGGAAGCCCCACAACGCGCCTGACCGTGGCGCATAGCGGCCTCTATAACTTCGCCGCCCGTATCCAGTTCTCATCGGCCAACGCAAACGCTAAGGCTGCGTGGATGTGGCTGAAGAAGAACGGCACGACGAACATCGGATCAAGCACGGGTGTTGGCTCGTTAAAGGATAGCGGCGGGTACGCGGTTTTAGCCGTCAATGACTTCGTGTCTCTGGCCGCAAATGACTATGTTGAGTTGATGTGGGCAGTGGATGATACAGGGTTGCAGCCAACGAATGTTGCGGCGACGGCCTTTGCGCCATCTGCTCCAACTGCACATGTTGCAGTGACACAGGTTCAGCAGTAAGGGGCTGTCAATCGGTTTATTTTTGTGTTAATAACGAACGATTAGGCGGTCAGTCCGCTTGGGGAATATAATGGCGACAACTACCACAACTGCTCAGCAACTCAATCCTTTCATTCAGGATATTCTGGCGCGTAACTATGGAGCCGCACAGCAGGTCGCGGCTATTCCTTATCAGGCATATCAAGGGCCGCGTGTTGCGGGCTTCCGCCCCGCTGAAGAGCAGGCGTTCCAGACCGCGATCAACGCTGCAACCCAGCAAGTTGGGATGCCGCAACTTCAGCAAGCCACCCAAGTTGCTGAGCGTGCTGCCGGATATACGCCACAGCAGTTTCAGCAAGATGTTTCCGGCTTCATGTCGCCGTTCCAGACCAACGTCATTGACGCCACGATGGCCCGCCTTGCACAGAACCGCGCCGAGCGTGACGCTGCGACCAAGGCTCAGATGGCTTCATCACGGGCATTCGGCAACGAACGCCGTGGTGTTTACGAAGCGCAGCTTGCAGGCCAAGAAGATTTGAATACAGCGCAAACGCTGGCGAACCTGTATAATCAGGGATACACGCAAGCCGCTGGGTTTGCACAGGGTCTGCCGGGTCAGCAGCTTGCGGGTGCCCAAGCCTTGTCTGGCTTCGGCCAACAGGCGCTTGGCAATCAGCAGGCTTATGCAGCGATGCTTCAAGGTACTGGCCAAGCACAGCGTGGCATGGCTCAGCAGAACCTTGATTTGGCCT